ATCAGGTGAAAGAATTTTAATTAATCATAAAGAAGGTTCAGGTATTGATTTACGCCCGGATGGTACAGTAATAGTATCATCTAAAGGATCAAAAATAGAAATTAGTGGTGATGATCAAACGGTTATTGTTGAAGGTAATGCTAATTTAGTATATAAAGGTGATTTAAACGTTAAAGTCACTGGTGATTTAAACTATGATGTTGCAGGTAATATTACCGTAAAAACTAGAAATAGAACAGAAACAATATTAGGTTCAGATAGAAAAACAGTAAATGGCAATGTCGGGCAAATCATAAGAGGTGGTTATTCTACTACTGTAACTCAACAAGTCACTGATACATTTTTAGGTGGGCATTCACATAATGTAAAAGGTACATTCAGTAATAATATTGATGGTGATGCTAATTACTTTTCTAGTGGAATATCTACTATTACTTCAGAATCTAGAAGTATTATGTCAACTCCAGATTTAGATATTAGAGCAACATCATTAGATATTTGGGGAGCTTCAGGAGTTATAGGTAGCACTGGAATGTTGTATAGCGGTAATGGTGCTATATTCGAAAAAGGTGTTACAGCATCAAAGTTTACTGGCGATTTAGACGGAACTGCACAAAATGCAGTATCAGGCGGAACTGATACAGATCCTGGTTCAAGTCATAGTTTTAGTGTTTCAGGTGATGGAACACCTAGTATTACTAAACCGACTCCAGCAGCAATCACTGAAGATTTAAGCGAGCCAGACACAGGAATAAGAAAAATTCTTATTGATGTAGGTAGTTTCCTTAAAAACTTTATTGATAAATCTACTGCGTATGATGGTATTGATACTGTAGATCAAACAACTGGTCAAGTAAGATCTAAACTCAGAGATGAAAAAAATAGATCAAATTCTAAATATATTAGCTCTGTTATTTCTGAAGGGTTATTGTCTACAAACTATTTTAATGCTTCACCGCCAGCTATTGGTAGGTCAATCACCGGAAACTCATCACCTAAATTTGGTCAAACCAGGATTGGCCAAGTAACAACTAATTCTGCTGTTGACCCATTTCTTCCGGTAAGAGTTGAACCAACAAATATACTACCAGATCCTTTTTATAATCCAAACACAAAAGATAAATTGACCTCTGCAACTAAATTAGCACCTGGTGTTACATTGGGCCGATTCTTTGGTGCTACAAACGATCCTACTAACATTGATTTTATTAAAGATCAAACTGCTTTAAAACAGATTGCTCGTAACCTTTATCCTCAAGCTGTTCTAATAAGATCTATTCAATTAAATAATGGCGCATTTAAAAATTATAAATTGGATGTTGCTGAAGGTGTTTACAGACCTGGCCCGAAGGAGATAATATCAGCAAATAGTATAAACGATTTAAAGTCTAAAGGCAGAGCAATAGTTTATGAATTATTTAATGAAAGCGGTGAACTGGCTATTGCTGATACTTTTGATTTAGCCGAATTCTGGAAAGACACGGTAAACTTTGAAAAAATGATTTTGTCATATGATACAGTTGATCCTACAGGCAAATTACGAGCACAAATAATTTTAATCATGCCAGAACTTGATGAAACTTTTTCTGCTAGATATAATAGAAAAGTAGAAACACATTTCAATAATCAATTGCAATCCCAAGACGAATTGGTTGAGATATTGAATAATTAGATCACCTGATTTTGATTATAAATAAGTAGAAAGAGAGAACAAAATAATGGCAACATTTAGAGCTTTATCAAGGGAAGATGGTAATCTTACTTCTAGTCTTTTAAATTCTAGATCTAAGCCATATATTGACATTGATCTTCTATTTGAAGCTAAACCAGATAATGGTGATATTTACAAGAAAAAAGATGTTGCTGCAGTCAAACAAGCAGTAAAAACTTTGCTTTTGACTAACAAATATGAAAGACCGTTTTCTCCTCTCTTTGGTTCAGACATAACAAAATATTTATTTGAACTGGCTTATGATGAAACCGAAGACGAAATTAGAGACGATATTATAAATGCTATAGAAGTGTACGAGCCTCGCGCTGAGGTTATCGATGTTTTAGTAAATGTTTTGCCAGATCAAAATAGCATTTCTGTCACTGTTGAATTTAAGGTCATTAGTACAGATGAAATATCAAGTTTAACAACTACAGTATCAAGGCTCAGATAACATGGCTACTACAATTAGATCTACAGCACTAGATTTTGACAATATTAAAAACAATTTAAAAAAGTTTTTAGCAAATAAAGAAGAGTTTCAAGACTATAACTTCGAAACTTCTGGGTTATCAAACCTTCTAGATGTGTTGGCATATAACACACATATGAATTCTTTGATTGCAAACTTTGCCCTGAATGAATCATTTTTAAGTACTGCACAACTCAGAAGTTCTGTTGTTTCCTTGGCAGAAGGTATTGGATATATACCTAGATCTAAAACAGCGGCAAAAGCATCAGTAAAAATATCTTTTAATACTAATGCTGCAGGTGCTCCTGGTTCTGTCACTTTACCTAAATTTACTAGGTTTAACGCTGATGTGGATGGAGTATCATACGTATTTCAAACTATTGATAACTTTACTGCTTCTGATAATGGTGCTGGATTTTATGAATTTAATGGTTTAGATGGAAGTACTTCAATTGACTTATTTGAAGGAACATTTAGAACTAAAACATTTTATGTAGGTGAATATGCCGATAATCCTGTTTATATAATTCCTGATACACAACTAGACACTTCAACCGTGTCTGTCGAAGTCTATCCAGATGCTTCTAGTACTGAAGAGGTTCCTTATATCAACATTAATCAAGCTAGTAAAATCGATGATAACACTGCTGTTTACATTTTAAAAGAATCACCAAACGGATTTTTTGAACTATCATTTGGTGATGGTGAAACGTTTGGCGTATCTCCAAAGGCTGGTAATAGAATAGTTGTAAATTACTTGGCTTCTTCCGGTGAAACTGCAAACAATGCAAGTAGATTCGATCCGCAAATTAACTTTGTATCAGGCACTATTAATACTACATTAAAAGTGGTAACACAAACTATTTCAACAGGCGGCGGTGAATCTGAAACTATCGAATCTATTAGAAAAAATGCACCATTTCAATACGCATCTCAAAATAGAATGGTAACAAATGAAGATTATTCTGCATTAATTTTAAAGAATTTTTCTAATTATATTAATGATATTTCTTCATGGGGTGGAGAAGATAATTTAGATCCAGAATTTGGAGCTGTTTATGTTTCTATAGTGTTTGATGATGATATATCAAGAGCTATTCAAAGAAGTATAAAAACATCTATTATAGAACTAGCAAATCAATTACAAGTTATTTCGTTTAGACTCAGGTTCGTAGATCCAGAAATCACATTTATTCAATTAGAAACAAGCTTTCAATATAATCCAAATCAGACATCATTATCAAAAAATGGATTAAAAACAAAAACAGCTTCTAAAATTGCAGAATACTTTACTAACAATACTGGTAAGTTTAATGAAGCGTTTAGACGCTCTCCAGTTTTAACTATTGTTGATGATGTTGATCCATCTATATTATCTAGCCGTCAAACAGTAAAAATGCAAAAAAGATTTGTGCCAACAGCACCAACATTAATACGAACAATTAATAATGATATTACTGATATTTTAGCTTTGCCAGATGATTTAATGACTAAAGTAGTAATCGCTGTTTCAAAAAATAAATATAATGATGCTGCAAACTTAATTTACAATACAGGTCTAAGCACATATTCGTCATTAAGTTTTAATGCTATTAGAACTGCATTGACTGCAGTAGATAATAGTACTAGCACTACTTTAAGATATCCAAATAACATTGCTGTTTCTGATGATGATGTTTATATTGTGACGTCATCTATATTCACATTTTCAGGACAGACTTGCACCATAAAAAATAAATTTAGTTCTAATACTTTACAAATTGTTGCTGATAACGGAAATGTTCTTGTTGACAATATAGGTTCATTTTCAAATGACACTATTACAATAAACTATTTTAATCCTACAGCATTAGTTGGAAATGTAAATTATATTAAAATATCTGTTTTACCGGCAAATCAAAGTGCTATAGTTCCTACACGTAATAATATAATTCAATACGATGAAGCCGATTCAATAGTTAATGCAATTACTACATCAGCCGAAAATTAATAAAAATGTCATATTTAGATAAAACTCTTACTGATAATAATAGGCGCGAGCTTAATCTGCATATGGCAGAGATTAATAATGTAGTACCTGCTCATTTTTTATCGGATTATCCAAAACTTATTGCTTTATTAGAGGCTTATTACGAGTTTTTAATACAAGAAAATGAGCCTAATGATAGAATTCAAAAATTAAATAGAACTCGTGATGTAACGGAAATAGATGATTCTTTATTAGAATTTTTAGAAGATGAATTATTATTAGGAAAAGCTTACTTCCAAGGGTGGTTTAACAAAAGAGAAGCTGCAAAGTTTTCAAATACCTTATATAGATCCAAAGGTAGTTTATATGGTATTCAACAGTTTTTCAGGGCATTTTATAATATTGATGTTGATGTTACGTATCCGAGAGAACAAATACTTAAAACTCAGCAATCAGTAAAAAATGAAGACGGTGTTTTAGAATCAACCTCTTTAGTAATAGGACCAACTGGCGGCAAAATAACTAATGATAAATTATTTCAAGAATTAGCTATTTTAATTAAAGCTGGTCTAAACGTAACTACATGGATTGATAATTATAAATTATTTGCACATCCGGCAGGAATGTATTTAGAAGGCACAGTGCAAATTGTTTCGGTAAATGATCAAGTCGGTAAAGATGCATATTCTTATGCAGGACTAGTAGATCCAGAAATGCCTGATATTGTTCCAGAAGTTACGGTTGTAACTAATGTAATATCTTCAGCGATAGTATCACTTGGAACTAGTTATTATAACCCAACAACATATGTTTATGATTCTGCTGACGTTGGTTATGAATCAGGTAACTTTGCGTTTGCGGATAGTGCTACTTCAACTATCAATACTGGCTCTCAATATAATGAAATTGTTTATCAGAACGATAGTAGTTCTACTGGATTCTTTGATGTTTATAAAACACAAAGAGTGGAATCAGCAACACTTATTGGTAATATCGCTGATAACTATGCTACGCTACAAGAATTCTTAGATGTTGATGGCGCAACTCTCGATGATAGCGATATGTTGTTGAGTAATACAATCTTTGATACGTTTGACAAAGATCGACACCAATAACTAATATAAATAACACTAATCAAATCAAAAGGTAAATCATGGCAAAGCAATCTTTAAATTTAGGCTCTACAGCTAACGATGGAACTGGTGATCCGTTAAGGACTGCGGGTGACAAAATTAATGATAACTTTGATGAGCTATATAATTTAACTCAATCTGCTGTCGGATCAGTTAGATTCGCTGCTGCTTCATTTAGTCCTGTACTATATACAGGAAGTGAATCTATAACTTCAAATGCTTTGGTATTTTCAAATAAAGCGACTGCTCAGTCGTTGACTATGTTAAACGGTTCTGCTGATGGAGAAATAAAAATATTTGTTAACATTAACGCAGGCACACTTACCGTGAATGCGACAAGTTCTAATATAAGCACTCCAGCTGGTGGAACGTCGTTTACAATACAAGCTCGTGGTTCTGCAATTATTGTTTGGTCGGCTACAGCAGCAAAGTGGTTTATGGTAAGCACAGACCTTTCAAATACAACAGTAACTTCTACATAACAGGATTTTAATATGACTGCAATTATTACAGAAAGATTAAGAAGAAAGCTTTCTCAAAATATTTACAATGACATAGATTCTAGCGCAAATGAATACTATATTGCTATTGGTAAATCTGAGCAGTGGCAAACGGGAAGTGACACTGTCAGAACACCTGAGGTTACTGAAAGAGAAGAAAGACTTTTTAGATATAGCGTACAGGCTGTAGGTAAAGTCGGAACAGATTTTAAATTTACAGTTCCAAAATATACGTGGATAACAAATACTGTTTATAGTGGTTACAATGATAATATTGCTGCTCATCCAACAACTTCCTATTATGTAATTACCAGTGATAGAAATGTTTATGTTTGTTTAAAACAAGGCAAAAATGCAAATGGTGAAGCTGTAGTATCAAATCAAAAGCCGGTACATACAGGAAAAACTCCTGTTACAATGTCTGATGGATACACATGGCGTTATCTTTATACACTATCAAATGCAGACTTTACAAATTTTGTTACTTCAGCTTATATGCCTGTAAATGATGCAGATTCGGCATCAGATTCTGGACAAATATTAGGTTATAGAATTCTTAATTCAGGTTCAGGTTATAGCAGTACGCCTACTATTAATATTATAGGAAATGAAGATAGCGCAGCTGCTGCTACACCAGTATTATTTAATTCTCAAATTGTAGATGTTTTACCTGTAGCATACGGTAAAGGTTATGATTATGCTAATATTTCAGTTACTGGCGGTGGGGGATCTGGAGCCGAGATTGTTCCAATTTTTGGACCAAAAGCAGGTCTAGGTGTCGATACTAAAAATGATTTACGCGTTAGTGCTGTGATGACTTCTGTTGATTTTACTGGTAATGGTTCAGGAGATCTTGTAGTAGATAATGACTATCGCCAAATCGGCATTTATAAAAACATTCAACCGTATGGTTATATAGGTGATAGTAACTTTACAGATACGCTCGGAAGAGCATTAAGATATATGACAGTTAATTCTGTAACAAACTTTGCTATAGATGACACGCTTTCAAAAACAGAAGCGGGTGGGACAGCGCAAGCATATATAGATTATATCGACGTAGCAAATTTAAGAATATGGTATCACCAAAATGAAGATACCGGTTTTATTAATTTTACTACTGGCGCAGGACTAACTTCAACAAGTGGTGGATCTGCGACAATAGCTTCATTTACCGATCCAGAGGTTGATATTCATACAGGTGAAGTACTGTATATAGATAACAGGGCGGCAATCGATAGAACAATTGAAAGTAATGATGATATTAAGATTATCTTCCAAATTTAAGGGTTTAAAATGGCAACTTCAGTAACAAGCACAACTTTTAGTGATGTCTATAATGATGATTATACTGACAGCGCTGATTATCATAGAATTCTTTTTAATAGTGGTAGAGCACTCCAAGCGAGAGAGCTTACTCAAATGCAGACTATTATTCAAAAAGAAGTTGCACGCCTTGGAAATTATATGTTTAAGCAAGGAGCAATTATTAATGCTTCTGGAGGTTCACTAGCCGCTAGAGATAATGCTATTGATTTTATAGTTTTATCAGGATGGTCAGGAACTGCTGCTGAATTTGCTGATCTTGTGGGTAAAACAATATCTCATAGTGATGGACTCACTGTAAGAGTTAAAGCAGTGCTGACTCAGGCTGAAGCAACTGCTTTAACAAATATTGGTTCAGGCGTTGTTACTCCTGGTTATACACTTTTAGTTGAATATGTAAGTGACAATCAAAGTGGAAGAAGTGTATTCTCTGCTGGTGATACTATTACACCTGAAGCCGTTTGGTCTGGTTCTGGAAGTATTACAATTGGAAGCGCCAATACTCCAATAGGTAGAGGTTCTTTAGTAGAATTACCAGATTTAAATATGTTTGCAAATGGGTTTTTCCTAAGGGCGGATAAACAACTAATCGTTTTAGATCCTTATGACACTCAACCAACTGCAACAGTTGGTTATAAAGCCGTTGAACAAGTGCATACAGTTTCAGATGACACTGCGTTATATGATAACTCTGGAGCAACACTTAATACCACATCACCTGGCGCAGACAGATACAAAATTACATTAACATTAGTAACAGAATCTGTTATTACATCAGCAGATACTTTTATTCCTGTTATGGCTATAAACAACGGTGCTGCTGAAGCTATTATTACACAAGATTCTCAAACTAATGAATTAGGTAAGTTGCTAGCCGATAGAACATCTGCTATTTCTGGTGATTTTATTTCTAAAGACCCATCAGGAACTTTTGCTTGTGAAGTTTCAGCAGATAGCGCCGATTCAGATTTTTATAATATCATCGTTTCACCAGGCATTGGTTTTGTGGATGGGTACAGAGTTCAAAAATTAGAACAGACTGTTTTAAGAGTTGCAAAACCTCGTAGCACTACAGATGATATTACGACGCAAACTAATCAATCAACAAATTTTAGTTTAGGTAACTATTATCTTTTAGATAGTGTTGAAGGTAATTTGATTTCATTAGCGACCGGCGGTACAGCTAATCTATTAGATTCTGCTAATGCAATTATGGGTACTGTAAAAATTATTAATTTAGATAAATCATTTAATGGAACTGACTTTGATTATAAAGTCCATATGGCTGATTTAAGCTTTAATCATAACAATGGTTCTGGCCAAAATAGAAAAATGGCTGATGTAAGAAAGCTTTCAGATGGTAGTAATAATTTAGTAGGAACTATTAAAGCAATTCAGGGGGCATATAGCGTACAGGATAGGCGTTCTTCTTCTTTGCTTTATCCTTTACCAAAACATAGACCTCATCAAGCCCCATCTAGCGGTGGTACAATTACAGCTGATGTACAACATACTAATACTGCTTTAACAGCATCAAGTAGTAAAATCACTATTACAGGTACAGGAACTGTAACAAATCCAGAAGATTGGATTGTAATTGATACCACATCTAATCTTCCTGTTGAAGGTTTTGTAGTATCTAATTTAAGTGGTACTGGTGCTGACATCTCTGGAGGTGTACCTATAATTACAAATGGTAATGTCTATGAGGTTTTATTCTATGAACAAAGAACATATAGTGTCGGCGGTAGAACATATAATAGTAATGTAACAGCAACAGGCGTAAGCCTGACTAATAATGAAATTACTGTTCAAGATGAAATAATGGTTGTGAACTCAATTACTGATACCACTACATCCGAAGAAATCAAATATAAGTTTGATATCCAAAAAGATATTACTGATACGCACATTGGTACGTCTAAATTAGTATTAAAATCGGGTGAAACTGCTCCTGCTGGAACTGTTAGTTATAGCATAGATACCTTTACATCTATAACAGCAAATAATAATGTTTATACTCGTAATAGTTATAATGTTCCTTATAAGGCTATGCCAACATTTAGAAGTAAATTAGGACAGACATATCATTTAGAAAGAGTAATTGATCTAAGATTTACAAAACAAATTTCTACAGATAATTATATTAAAAAGGCTGGTTTACCTAAAAACAATTCATTAATTAATTTAAGTGAAGTTAAATATTGGGAACCTAGAATTGACCGAGTTTATCTTTCTAAATCTGGAAACTTTGATGTTATGAAAGGTATTAGTGGATATGAATTAAGAGTACCTGAATTGCCCCCTGGAAGTATGCCTCTTACAGACATAGCATTATTTCCATATGTAAAAAATAAAAAAGACCATAGAGCTAATAGAGCCAATAATACTGGCTATAAGATGAGCCAGATACGGCAGCTAGAACGAAGAATCCAAGGTTTAGAAGAAATCACTACCCTGACAATGTCAGAGCTTTCTACAAAAGATCTTACTGTGATTGATGAAAATGGTTTAGATAGGTATAAGCTTGGACTTACAGTTGATAAGTTTGATCATAACACACAATCTAGCTTAAATTCAATTGAGCAACGGGCACTAGTTGGCAAATCTTCTAATATGGTAACTCCTAAAGTTTTCTGGAATGATTTAAATCTAGAATATGATTCTAATAACTCTGCGCATACATTAGCAATTGGTGACACAGTTTGGCCAGTGCATAGTGAAGAAGAATACTTATCTCAATTAACCGTATCTGGCCCCATAGATGCTAATTCATTTACTACTCGTAGATTTACTGGATCAGGTAGACTGTCGCCTAGCGCTGATGCATGGGATGTATCAGCTGTTGTTACAGATATCCAAGGCGATGCAGAGGTCAATAGAATTGAACACCAAGGCAATCAATTAGAAGATATTGATCCATATTGGAAACGTCTTGGCTATAGTACTTACGCAGCGTTTTTAAAAGATAATGCGCTTTGATGAAAATATTAGCACATATATAAATAGAAATATAAGGATATAATATGTCGAATGCAAAAACTATATGGGTTGATAAAGAAGCAACTAGAGAAGTAGATCTAGGTTTTGATCCTATTCCAGTGTGTCGTCCAAACTTTATTAAAATCACATTTAACGGTTTACGCCCTAGCACTCGCCATTGGTTTTTCTGCGCGGGTATCGATTCTACAGGATATGTATCAACTGATGCAACTCAAATTTCAAACTTCTCATTGCCTGATAGAAACTCGGTTTATAAAAATCCTGGTGAAACATATGTAAATGATACGGGCTATCCTACTGCTTTAGGTGGTGGTGCTTCCAGTTTATACAGTGATGCTAATGGTAAAATAGAAGGTATATTTTATCTCCAAAGAAAGGCTGATTTCTTTTTCTCGACAGGCAATATTACACTAAATGTATGCGACAGATCTGACAATAACTTTGAAGGCTCTATATCATATGCTTCTAGCGTATATCAAGCCGGAGGACATATTAGTTATAGCTATACAGACCACTATATCGATGGTCAAGTAGAAATTGCAAATCCTAATTACGTTCCACCGCCATCTGCAGGAACTGTTATTTCTAGAGGAAATGATGATAATGATAGAGGTGGTAATAAAATGATTACTGTTTTAGGTCATGATGGTTATAATTACTACATGACAGAAAATACAGCAAAACAACATGGCTGGTTAGACGATGAAGGAAAAAGTACTAAGAGTGGTACTACTACGGGCACTAAAGATCATAACAAGGGGCAGTCAATCACTGTAAATGATGGTGAAACTTCTTCTGATAATGCCGAAAATAGCAGCTGTGTAGTAGCCACATATGCGAATGAAATAGGATCTACTATCTTGAATGCTCGCGAGAAAAGAAAAGCAGAAGTCTGGTGTATTCGTAAGTTCCATGGAAAATGGTGGGGTGAAGCTTTACGTAGAGGTTATAGACACCTTGGTAGACAAGCTATTAATAATGGTACTGCAGATAGACATTTCCAAGAATTCATTGATTATGTAAACTTTGGATCTGGCAAACATAGAAATTTCCAATCAGGTTTAAACTTTGTTTATAGAACTTTACAGTTTATTACACTTGGTTTGACAATAGCTAAAAGAGAAAAGTAATGACAGGTTTAAATAATTTAACACAAGTAATAAATCCGGTTGCTCAAACTATTAGAGTTACAGAACCTGGTGGAATAGTACTGACAGCTGCGAGCTTATATTTCTATAGTGCTCCTGCTGCTACAGATCCTCAGGCTGCTATAACGTTTGAATTACGTCCTGTCATTAATGGAATTCCGTCATCAAAGACCTTTATTCCTGGAACTAGAGTAACAAAAACCGCTGCAGAAGTAAGGGCAGTTGCAAATACTGCGTGGAATCAAAGCGGCACATTGCCGGAAATGAAATTTACGTTTACTGAACCGGTATTAATACCTGAGCGTTCTGCAGTAGCTTTAGTAGTATATACAAACGCAACACCTGGCCATTACCAATTATGGCATGCTAATATGGGTGAGTTCCAGTGGATTAATGGTGTTGCAAGTACAGTGTCAAGAGTTAAAACTCAACCAGCATCTGGTGTATTGTATCAATCATCTAATGGAACTTCTTGGACTCCTAGACAAGATTTAGATTTAGCATATAAAATATATAAAGCAAAATTTACGCATCAAAACTCTTTTGCAACATTTAAAGCGTCAGCACCTCCCATTAAATCTTTATCAGACAATGGAAATATTGATGCTCCTTTAATTTTCACTGCAGGAAGTAATCAGCTAAAAGTTATACATGAAAATCATGGTTATCTTACTGGTGATGTAGTAACGCTTTCAAATGATACTAATGCTTCAAATAATACTGTTACTGCTGCTAGTACAACAGCAGGTGTGTTTGGATCATCTATTTTAGGTAATAGAACTATTACTGATGTTGATGCATCGGGTTATATTATTACTATGGATTCTAACGCCGATTCTAGTATTAAAGCAGGTGGTAATGGTTTGCTAGCTACTCAGCAATATAGATTTGGTGTCATGCAATTAAATGCGCCTACTATCGTTCCGGAAAGCACCACACTTTTTGCTACAGGTGATTTTACTCAATTTGCAGATATTATGGATAGCGATGCCACATTAACGATTAACACTAAATATGCATCAACCACTAATATGCCAATTGAAACTTATGGTATGAATGGTTTTAAAGTGCCATTTGTAATTGCAGACAGTAATCAAGAACAAAGCCAACTATCTGGTAATTCTTCGATGACTATAAAAATTGGTATGAATACTACAAATGATAATGTCGCTCCTGCAATTAATGCGACACATATGAGTGCTTATTTAGGATCAGCATTTATTGATAATCCTGATTCAGATAACGCACCATTTACAATTGGTAAAAATAAATTAACAACATTACCATTTGTTCCTGAAACAGATCCTAAATTTGGATCAGCAATTGCAAAACATGTTACTATACCTTATAACTTAATTCAAAAAAATCCTGCTCAGAGTATTAGAGTTTTGGTGGATGCTTATCGCCCTGAGCAATCTGACTTTGATGTGATGTATAGAACATGTAATAGAGATGATAACGAAATTGATGAAATAAATTGGAACTACTTTAGTAAATCGCCAGAAGGGCCAAATATATCAAACTATAATGATATTTCTAGAGGTGACACTTTGAGAGAATATGAATTTAATACCTTTGATATGGATTCATCGTTTGATACATATCAAATTAAAGTTGTGTTTAAATCAGAGAATAGTGCTTTAGTACCAAGTATTAGAAATTTAAGAACAATTGCGACTGTATAATGGGTTATAGAAAAGTAGAGGGCGATCCTAATTTTGTTAGAGATTTACAAACTGGGGCTATATTAAATATAAATACTAATGAAGTTGAAAGACAAAGAAAATTACTTGATAGCAAAAGGCAAGAAAAGGCTGAATTGAAACAATTAAAGTCTGACATGTCCGATATAAAAGCGCTTTTGAGTCAACTAGTAGAGAAAAATAAAAATGGCTAAAGTTACTAAAGTACAGCTCGGCGATAACATTAACACTCATAGAAATCGGTTTAATGATTTAATTGATGATGTTGGTGATGCAGCTGCTCTTACAACAACTGCTACTGGTGATGTATCAGCTGCTATTAACGAATTAGATGCTGAAATAGGTAATATCAATTATACATCATCATCCCTGTCTGCTCCAACTATTACAGGTGCTCTTGATGAACTTGATGGTGAATTAGAAACTCGTGCTAAGGCTGCTTTATCAGCCGGTGAAGGACTTGATTATAATTCTAGTACAGGTGTATTTAGTGGTGAAGAGGCATCCACAACTAACAAAGGTGTAGCATCCTTTGCTAATGCTGATTTTTCTGTATCTAGTGGCGTAGTAAGCATAAAACCTGGTGGCGTATCTAATACACAACTAAACGGTGCTATCACTAATGCAAAGCTTTCTAATTCTTCTATTACTATAAACGGAAGTAGCGTATCATTAGGTGGATCTATAATTTTAGATAACATAGATTCAGCCGCTACTATCGGAATAATCAACAGCGCTGTCAATGCGGCATATGTGCAAGCAAGGCAAGGCAATATTAATACTACTCATTTTGCTCCTGCTACACTAATTACTGAGGCAGAGGGAATTGGTTCAAATGATAATGAAACGACCATGCCCACATCCGCGGCCGTTAAAGATTACGTTGACGATCAGATTATTGCTGCTGGTAGCTATGGTGATGGTTCTGTAGACACTCACTTAAATCGATCAACCGCGGCATCAGGAGAAGTTTTAAGTTGGAGCGGATCTGATTACGATTGGGTTCCGGCTGTCGATTCAGCCCGGACTATGGGAATAATTGATAGTGCTGTCAATTCAACCTTTATTATGGGTAGAGTAACTGGAATAACTACTTCCAAAATAGCAGCTAGTACACTTGTAATTGAGTCCGAGGGAATTGGTTCAAATGATAATGATACTACTATTCCTACATCAGCAGCCGTTAAAGATTACGTAGATAATAACGCACCATCTGGTGGTGCATCTGCTATTAATGATCTTACAGATGGTTCAGCGGATGGTGCAAGTGTTGGATTAGGTACAGACGCACTTAAAAATGACAATGGTGCTAATGCCAATATAGCTATTGGCACTCAAGCATTATGTGCAAATATTGCAGGACAACATAATGTTGGTATAGGTTTTTGCTCTTTAAGAACAACCACTGGTAGTTGTAATACAGCCGTGGGTTCTGGATCATTATTTGTAAATAGTTCTGGTATAGACAATACTGCTTTAGGCGCCTTTGCTCTTTGCTCTAACGTATCTGGTAGTAGAAATGTCGCTATAGGCCATTTGGCTATGGCAGATAATACAACAGGTACTGGAAATACAATAGTAGGCCGCGGAGCGGCTCAGCTTGGTGTAGGATCATTTAATAATACTGCAGTCGGCGAACAGGCACTATATGCCAATATAGCTGAAAATAATACGGCCATTGGGAAAAATGCTTTACATTGTACTAATGGAGCAGGCGCATCTCAGAATACAGCTGTTGGTTTAAACGCTGGATGTAATATAACTACTGGTAAGCAAAATACTGTACTAGGCTATGGTGCTATGCGTAATGGTACTACTGGTATGTGTAATATAGCTATTGGTATAAATGCATCAATAAACGGCCAAGTGCAACAAACAATTGCAATTGGTCATAGCGCGCTATGTTCAAATACTGGTGGTCATTGGAACCTTGCAATTGGTAATTGTGCCATGAAACTCAATACCAACGGTAAATATAATACAGTTTTAGGTACAAATGCAATGTGTGCTGGCATTAACAGCTGTGAAAACGTTGCTGTTGGATATTTTGCACTAAAAGATATAACAACATGTATAACAACAGGAGGTTGTAACGTAGCTATTGGTTATGAGTCTAGCAGGTGTGGTACCACAATAATTTGTAACACAGCTATTGGTTGGTGCAGCTTAAGTGAAAACGTTACTGGCGACTATAACGTAGCAGTAGGTGCCACCGCATTGCTGAGAAACGTGTGTAGTCATAACGTAGGTGTTGGTGTAGGCGCCTTGGCGAACAATAAAGGCTTTGGCAATATTGCTGTTGGTAGTTCAACTCTGCAGCAGACTCAATCTGGACATTATAACGTTGCTGTTGGATATTCTGCATTAATGTGTAATACAACAGGGGCAAGTAATATAGCAATCGGTCAATGCGCTGCGTTTTGTAATACAGTAGGCAATGGTAGAGTTAATATTGGTGATATGGCTGGTATCTGTCACATTCCTACACCCAGCTTGGCTGACTTTGCATCAGTTGCTATTGGCTATAGATCAATGGGAGGTAATCAGTCGAGCACAGGAGCCAGTAACGTTGCGGTAGGTTCAATGACTTTATTGTGTGCTACATCTACTACTGGCAATACGGTCTTGGGTGCAAATGCAGGGAAAAACTTAACAACAGGAGGTGGAAACGTTTTAGTTGGCATGTACTCTGGTTTTAACTTAACTACGGGTATGCTGAACACAATTATTGGATATAATACCTGCCAAGGAACGGGGTTATGCAACGTTACTGTTATTGGTAATCAAGCTGCAGCATCCTCTGGGACAGCCTCAAATGAAATTACACTTGGTAATGCTGATATTACTAAAGTTAGAGTTCCAGGTCTGAATGGATTCGAACTAAGAGATAGTGGAAATAGTTTAATATTTAGTTTAAACGACAGCGATTTAATGAAACTAGATGTAAATGGCAACTTAACACTTAAGGGTGATATCACAGCGTTTGGAACAATATAATGCCTAATATACCAAGTTCAGGCGCTATAAAGTTTAGTGACCTAAAAACCGATTTTGGTGATACTTCTCCATCTTCTATTAGTGAATTCTATAAAGGTGGAGGAAAAGTACTATCTACAGTTGATGGTGATACTATAAATTCTAGTGTTCCGGCTTCTGGAGAAGTAAGTCTTAGTGATTATTTTAACGCTAAAGGATATTTTGTTCATACAATATCGGCTAATGTAAGTGATGTAGATTTACCGTCAGTTCTTTCAACCGCAGGATGGAATGGTTCTCAACCAGTATATTTAATAGTAAATGCAAATATATATGTCTATGGTCTACCTCGATCATCTACAATGTCTCCTGGAATCAAAATAGAAAATAATACTTCTAATCCGTACTATATAACAATTAAGAATAATGGATATATTTTTGGAGCTGGAGGAACTGATGTTGGATCTGGAGCTGCACCTACCGAAGCTATTAAATGCTCTGGATCAAATGCTGTTTACCTTACTATAAAAAACACGAATTTTATTAATGGCGGCGGAGGTGCAGGTAAACAAATAACCAGACAAACATCATCTAGCTCAAGTCAGTACTTTGGCGGCGGCGGTGGCGGCGCTGGCGGCGGCCATGGCGATGGCTTATTTTATTTTAATGGCAGTAGCTCATCAACACAAGCTCAAAAAGCAAATGGAATAACAAACGCTGATGGTGTAGAAGGACAGGAAGGTGAAGGTTCAGACACCAATACAACTAGTGGAAATTACTATGCTCTAACAGGTGGTGGTGCTGGTGGTGGTGCTGGTGGTGGTCTTTACGATGGAATTCGAATTGGTGGTGCACAAGGTGGCGGCATGGGTGGATTTGCCAGTTTGCCTACAGTATTTGGTAATTGGTCCAACTACGATGATGGCCCCAGTGGAATTTCTCTAGCTGCGGGCGGAGCGAATAACAATGCAGGGGAAAGTGGTATATCTAGCGGATTTAATCAAAATGTATACTCTTCAGGACAATTTGGCGCAGGGGCCGGTGGAGGCTGGGGTGCTGATGGCGGAAATGGAATGCAGTATTTTTGGAATGGAACAGTAACTTCAGTGCATGATACTAATGCTAGATATGATGGAGCATCAGCAATTAAAAATACTAGTACGGGTGGATCGACTACAGTAGAATCTGGACTAGGTGGAACTATGTATGGAGATGTTACGTAATGGCGAATATTATTACTAATGATTCAGCTGAGCATTTTGTTATACCATCAGATTTTAAAGATGGATATCAAGTAATATCAGAAACTATAAATCCTTTATTAAGTACATATGATTCTGCATTAGAACAGTACAATGAAAAAATACAAGAAAAAGTAAATGATACTAGTAGATATCTAAAGATTAGGGCATTTAATCAGGTTGGTAATGCGCAAACTTTCTTTAATTATGAATCTCTTGACGATCTAGATGAAAACACTAATTTTAGAATCTGGAATTCAAAAGCAGCAGCAGAAGCATTTGCTACTAGTAAAACTGATTTAACTACTAAAATAAATGAACAGAAAATTATTGAAAATAATAGATTGCAGACCTCATCTGAGGTTTCCCTTGCAAGAGCTACTAAAGACTCAGCTGACGGAACTCTTATTTTAAACTTCATTTCTGTAGAATAATCCTTCTTTTCTAAATTCCATTTGTTATAAATAAGAATAACATATGGAGCAGGGGCGCGCGCGTCCGACAAGCGAATCAGAAGGTATTCTATGGCCCAGTACGAAGAATTTTCAATTGACCAAGGCACAGATGTTGCGGTCGAAATACACTGTATAGATTCAACCACAAATTCTGCAAAGGATTTAAGTGGATATAGTATATCAGCAAAGTTAAAAAAGACTTACACTAGCGATAGTGCTGATACTACGAATTTTACATCTATAGTCGTCGCGCCACCAACAAATGGCGTAGTAACACTTTCCCTCACAAATACTCAAACAGATGCTTTAAGAGCTGGACGTTATGTATATGACGTTGAGCTTTCTTATCAAGATAGTGGTTCTAATACTATAATTGAACGGCTGCTTGAGGGTAGAGTTCAAGTAACCCCATCGGTGACGAGGTAAATTATGGTAAATAGAAATTTAACGATTACTGCTGGAAATACCACTATAGTAAAAAAGATTTCTGTTGGTAGGCCTGTAAGGGCAGTTGTACCAGCAACATCAAATATAAACACCCTCGTAGGTGTTGATACAACATCAAAAGTAAACGGTAGCGTTTTAGTATATAATACAACAACTGGTAATTTTGAAGCTACTTTAGATTTAGAAAATCAAAACGTAAATGGAGGTAGCTATTAATGGCCGCTACAATAAGAATAAAAAGATCAACAGGTGTCGCGGCTCCATCGTCTCTCGCCACCGGTGAAATAGCATACTCGGCTGGTACAGGTACTAGCGCAAATCTCGGAGATAGGCTATTCTTCGGTAAAGGAGATGACGGATCAGGAAATGCAACATCGATTGTATCAATTGGTGGTGAATATTTTGCAAGTATGCTTGATCATACACCAGGAACTTTAACAGCATCTAGTGCTATTATTACTGATGCCTCAAGTAAAATTGATGTTCTGAATGTAGATAATATCACAATTAATGGTAATACTATTAGCTCAACAAACTCCGGTGGAAATGTAATACTCGATCCAAACGGTGCAGGGGTTATTGATGCTAGTACATCTAAAATTACTAATGTAACTGATCCAGCAAGCGCACAAGACGCTGCTACAAAAGCTTATGTTGATACAACTATAGCTGCAAACAATGATCTAGACATTGCAGGTGATACTGGCACGACCAATATTGAAACTGCAAGTGAAACTCTTACATTAGCTGGTGGTACAGGTATAAGCTCTGTAGTTACTTCAAACACCGCTACGTTTAATCTAGATAATACCGCTGTATCAGCTGGATCATATGGTAGTACAACTGCTATTCCAGTTATTACTGTTGATGCGCAAGGTCGATTAACTTCAGCTTCAACAGCTTCAATTACTACTACTTTGAGTACAGCTGGTAACTCTGGCTCTGGATCTGTAGCTCTTGCTTCTCAATCTCTTACAGTGTCAGGCGGAACTAACCTTACTGCAGCTGCTTCTGGTCAGACTATTACTGTTGATCTAGATGGTGATGTTACTGGACTAACATCTCTTACAGTAGATAACTTAAAATTAAATGGTAACACTCTAAGTTCTACTGATGGATCAAATACACTTTATATTGATCCTGCTCCTGAAGATTCAGACGGCGGTGATTTAATTATCCGTGGTAACCTTCAAGTTCAAGGTACTCAAACAATTATTAATTCGAATACTTTATCTGTTAATGATAAAAATATTGTTCTTGCTGATTCAGCTGCTAACGGAACAGCGGCAGATGGAGCAGGTATTACTGTCGGCGGTGCTCTGTATAGTGGCACTAAACCGGCTATTACATGGGATAATTCGAATACAGCCTGGGATTTTAATTACGGTGTAAATATTGAAGCTGGTATCAACGACGCCAACACTATTACATTTAATGATGTTAAGATCATGGAAGCCATTGAAGATCATTTAACTTCTAACTTCTTCTTAGCAGGTGAAGGTATTGATCTTACATATGTAGATGGCTCAAATCAAATGACTATAGCTGCAGAACTTGCTACATCATCTAATAAAGGTGTTGCTTCTTTTAATGCTACTGAATTTAGTGTATCATCTGGCGCAGTATCTCTTGCTGTAGTTGACGGCGGCACATTCTAATAAAACAGTCTGGGTATTTTTATACCTGGACTTTAACTCACCTTTTTTAAGGATCTAAAATGACAGCTACGATTAAACTAAAGAAGTCCTCTGTTTCGAGTAATGCTCCAGGGACTAGTGATCTTGATTATGGTGAGTTAGCCATTAACTATGCTGATGGTAATCTCTACTATAAAAACTCCTCAAATGTAATTAAGAGCTTTGCTGACTCTGACAATGTTCAGACTCAGATTAACGCTGCTATTACTGCAGCTGGTAGTTATAACGATGCATCAGTTAATACACATTTAAATCAAAGTACAGCAGCTTCAGGGGAAGTTCTAAGCTGGAGCGGATCTGATTACGATTGGGTTTCTGCAGCTGATTCTACTAAAATGCCATTAGCTGGTGGCACGTTTACTGGTGACGTAAAACTCAATGATAATGTCAAATTGTATTTTGGCTCGGATAGCGATGTAAGCATTGAGTACGACCCTAATACTTTTAGAATAAACGCGGGTGGTTTTAATGCTCAATATCAAGCTGGAAATCATTATTTTAGAAACGCAGGCGGATCGGTAAATGCGCTGGTTATCAACCCAGCGGGTGCAATAACATTAAAGCATAATAATAGCACAAAACTTGAGACATCTAGCACCGGTATTTCTGTAACGGGCGGCGCGACAATAGGCTCAGCTTTAACTGTTAACGAAACAAACATTACCTATAATCAATCAGGTTCTGGAAATTTTCAAATAATATCTAATAAAGACGTAGACATGAAAGTGTCTAATTCTGATAGAATAACACTTCGCGCTACTGGTGCGGTAGACTTATATCATTCAGGCTCTAAAAAGTTTGAAACGACCTCAACAGGTGCAACAGTTACAGGTACACTTGCAGCTACTGCTGTAACTGGCGATGGGTCTGGATTAACAAATTTACCTGCTGGTGGTGCAACAAACATCGATGGCTTATCAGATGGTAAATCGCCTGACGCAACTTCACTAGGTCTAGGATCAAATGCGCTAGCTAATGATGATGGATCATCTAATGAAAATACTGCTGTAGGTAAAGACGCATTATGTTGTAATACTACTGGTGATTTTAATACTTCCTTAGGTTCAGAGGCTATGAAGTTTAATTCTACAGGAATTAGAAATACTTCTATAGGGTACAGAGCTCTACGAAATAATACTACTGGGCAATGTAACACAGCCATAGGCTTCTGTGCTATGATGGCAAACACTGCTGGCCAGTGGAATGTAGCTGCTGGTGCTATGGCATTAAAGTCCGTTACAAATGCTAGTTGTTCAGTAGCAGTAGGTAATTGTGCTTTGCAAGCAACTACCTATGGCCAAGCAAACACTGCTCTAGGTTATCACACATTACAAAACAATACTTCTGGTCAATATAATGTAGCTGTTGGTGTAACTGCTTTATGTGCAAACACTTTTGGTTATCACAATGTTAGTGTAGGTTCGCTATCCATGACTTCCAATACTACCGGTATACACAATACTGTAGTAGGTCATACAGCAATGATGAAAAATACTACTGGTGCTAACAATGTTGCAATTGGGTTTTGGGCTAATATTTGTCAAACAAATGCTAATTATAACGTAGGTGTTGGTGCTTGTGCTTTACGTTATACAACAACAGGTAGTTGTAATACAGCTCTTGGTACAGAATCATTACATACTAATACTACTGGTTGGGGACTAACATCTGTTGGTTACCAAGCACTGCATAAAAACACTACTGGTACTGGAAATCTTGCTGTAGGTTATAGATCTTTAGGTTGTAACACAGGTGGTTATAACAATATAGGAGTTGGTTACCAAGCAGGATTTAAAAACACTACTGGCACTAGTAACACTGCTATGGGTTTGGAAGCACTTGCTTGTAACCTGACAGGGAGTTGTAATACAGCTGTAGGGCATAATGCACTTGTAGAATCTCTAGGTTTCCGTCATACGGCT